ATCTCTCGCATTTCCTGCAAAGATGAATTTATAATCGAGTCCAAATTATGAACCTCAAAGGCGTTTCTTATTTCTGCCACAAGTTTTGTATTTTTTACAAATTCATTTTCTGGTAATAGTGCCAATTTCTCAACTGCGTCCACAAGAGTTGCAAGTTTTTTGTAAGCGTTTCCATTCATTTTGTTACCTCAAATCCTAAATTTTTAATCATTAAACCAGTTTCGTAAAGAGGTTTGTCAAACCCCTTTTTTTGTATTGTTTTTGGTGCATTTTCCTGTAATTCCTGTAATTCCTCTTCTGCATTGATAATCTTCTTGGCCTCGGATACAGACTGTTGACCTAAATAAGTTAAAAGTTTTGTTTCAATTTTTTTTAAATCTTGTTTGCGACCAGCCTTAGTATAAGATATTACATTTATCAAATACGGCGTCAAATGTTCTTCTATAAATTCTGAGGAAGATATTATTTTTTCTGCGGCTATTCTCAAAACAGGACGGGGCGGGATTGTCTCTGTTCCATAATGATTCCATCCCATAACATCCGCAAGTTTAGTGCCATCTTTATATTTTGCTAACTTAACCCCTAAATTAACCTGCATGGGTTTCTGCCTTTTCGTCATCTATAAATGCTATTGCGTTTAAACCTACAAAATTATTTGCTAAAGATTCAAGCTCCATCCTGTGATCCACTAAAGAAGGATATGGGAAAACTATTTTATATTTGTTTTTCTTCATAAACCCTGATATTCGATCATCATCATGTTTCGATTTTTGTTTGTCAAATTCTATTAACATCGGCTCTATATATCTAACAGGCAGACATATTGCTAACCCTGCACGGGTTACATTGTCAACATAAAAATCTTCTTTGATATTAAGCTTACTCCCATCAGCCGCATTTTTTAAAAAGAAATTATATCCCTGCGGAATCCTATGTTCAGCAATTCTCTTTTCTTCTTGCTCTGTTATAAACTTAATTGCACGCTCTTTAAAATTATCACATATTATACAATCGTCCTGTACAACAACGTGAAAATCTGCTTCAGGGTCGTATAGTCTCCAAGAAGCTTTACTATTCTCAAGAAGACAATTTTCCTGATCTATAGAAAAAGGGACATCTTCACCAAGTTTGTCTTTCAAATAAGTAAAAAACTCTGATCTCAAAGGATGAGCCATTACAGATATTGATAATTTAATCAGCTTTTTTTCTTCACTTTCCACACCTTCCGAATATCCATCAATTGTCGAACCCCACATTTGTAGGGCGTAAATTTTACCATTTCCCTTGTAAGTTTCACCTGTATAGTGTACCGGATTCATAACATGCGAGGGATATATCTTGACATTTGCTTTTGTCTTTTTGTGCATTTTCTGCATGAATAAATTGCCAGTAGTTCTCCAAGGCTCACCAACTGATTTAAGTTCGTGCAATCCGTCAATTAGCTCTAAGGCAAATTTAGAACCTTTTACGCAAGCCATTAATGGAGAAATTAAACCAGGCCGAACTTTCTCGTTTTCATAACATCCATACGAATCATATTCAGTTGTGAATAAATCATCTATAGGGAGTTTACAAATCGAATCTGCTCCGGGCATAAATCCGCCATGATGATAAAGAATTTCATATCGACAAACATCTGCTACTCCATGCCATATTTTATTTTTATAGTAATGTGTAATGTGCTTCTGGTTTACCCATGTATTAGACAATATATCTTTTTCAGTCCACAGTCTATAAAGCCAACCAGGATTTTTTTCTTTCCAAATTTTCATCCATTTAAGCGGTGGCGGTTTAGGACCGACCCAGAATTGATGTATTATTTTCGGTATGATTGATTTTTGATTGTCAATAAATTTCCACGCTTGACGATTATTAACCTTAATAGGGTTTCCTGCAAGACTTGAAATATGATCATCGTGATCTACAAGTGAAGGTATAGGATAACACATTTTAAACTTCTTGCTTTCAATCCACCTCGATATTCTTTCATCATCGTGCCTGCTATTAGTATTGTCAAAGAATTTCAACATTGAGTTTATTTGATTAACAGGAAGGCAAATTGACACCCCCCCCCTGTTTCTAGCTTCGAGCTGATAACCTATTTTTTCATATTCTCTCATTTGAGCTTCTTTATATTCTGCACGCCTGAAGAAATTATACCCGAAAATAGACCAATTGTTTTGTATTCGCTTACTCTCTGTTTCCTGAATAAATCTTTTTGCTCTTTCCAAAAAGTTCTTACATAGTATTGCATCGTCTTGTATAACCACATGGAAATCAGCTGAAGGGTCATGTAACCGCCATGCAGCTTTACAGTTTTCTAAAATACTGTTGTTCTCATCAATTGAAAATGGAACATCTTCTCCAAGCTCATCTTTAAGTCTTTGAAAATAGTCTTGCCTCTTAGGATGTGCCATTACAGACACAGACAGTTTTATAGGTTTTCCAATTATATTTTCAACAGGCTTTTTCTCTTTTATTATTTTCCCATTTCTAAGATACGTATTAAACAGATTATTAGAAAATATATGCGGGGGTACAGGGTCCCCGTTGTGATATGCCTTGCGTGGATTGCCTCCGTAATAAGTTGATAAATCATTCCAGATATAAATCATACGTCCCTCATTAGTTTTATAGATTTTGCATATTCTGCCACTATATCGGATGTTGCCAGGGCTTCTATTCCAGAGGCTAACGAATCCGCAGCGTCATCATGCTCCGCATCTTTGTAATATCTGGATAACTGAATACTGAAAGCTTGCTGAGTTCCTTCTAATATTCTCATATTTTCCTTGTGTGCCGAAATTATTGTACTAATTCTTTCATGCTTATTTCTTGTTTGATGTTTAAAACTCCATAGATTTTTTACATCATAGTTATATTTTATTTCATCCTGTTTAAAAACGTCAAGCGAAAAAACATTTGAGGAGGGTTGCAGCTGTGATTCCAGTATAGTTTCTATAGGCTTGTATTTATTCAAGAAATCAAGCACCTGTTTTCTTGTCTCTGAATCAGCGATAGATTTTTGAAAAATCATCCCAGTGAAAAGTATTAAATCTTTACTAACTCCAACGACTGCCACTGCTGTGGAATCCGTTCCTATCCTATCCGAAAAAGATGGGTCTATGAATGCTACCGAATATTGACAGTCCCATTTTTCCATAGACAAAAAAGCTCCGAGTGTATCATGGTCTATGACGTGCTTCAATTCGTAGTTACAGCACCATTCAGCATTCGGCAATCTATTTTTTCTATCCAACAATGCAGCAAGATCTTCTTCCGGCATTTTTACCGTCCCGATGGGAAATTTTCGGTCTATATATAATTCTGCTGGTAGTGTCGAATGCAAGTCTTCTTCGTGCCACGGTGTAGATGTCAACATCCTTGTGCCTGTTGGATCTACCAGATTGTCTGTCTCATTGAAATATTGTATTGTGGCTTTTCGGGCCGCAGGACTATATCGGTCTTCCATTGTTACAATATCATCTAACCAAATGTAATCAAAATGTGAACCTGTTTTGTCTGTTCCTATACCAGCTGCGGTCATAGATGGTTCAGGTGTAACTGTCTTTTTAAAAGAAAATAGGGTTCCCTCGCTCCCCCATATTTTTGTCATTACAGTATCTGAATTGTATTTTGATTTTAAATATAATCGTACTGAAGGGTTTGTTAAAAATATTCTTTGAAGAACTTTTAAAACATTTGATGCAAGAGTTATATTTTTGCGAACTATCAATAATCGCAAATTCGGCTTTATTAAGAACAGTAAAACCATAGCTACAATTCCGCAAGTCGTTTTATAGGATCCTCTATGAGCCTGGAGTGCATCAAGATTTTCAGCTAATAAAAAAATCTTAATCCATTTATCGTGTGAAGGTCGTAATTTTGTAAATCCTAAAAGATGACCGAATTTATGTGGTTCTGACAGCCAATCGTCCAGCAATGATGAACAGTTGATCATTCAGGTTTTATTCCATGTTTTTCGATTATTTTTTTTACTTCGTCGTCCTGAAGAAATGAATTTTTATCCAAACTAAGATTTAATTTATCAGACAAAACACCTTTGAGAATTTCCTTTGCTGCGTTAATCCTATCGGTTGTTTTTTCTGCTTCACTTTCTACAATATCAATTAAGACTTGAGCGGCGGAGGTTTGTCCTTCAAGCAAAATCTGTAAAGCAGTTTCCTGAGCTTCTTTAATATATTGATTAAGATTTTTATCTTCAATCCGGTCTGATAGAAGATTCCTATTTTTCCCGATTATTTTTTCCATGGATCTTAACGACATTGATGGAGTTTTAACTCTCAGCCGTATTATCTCTCTGTCTATTTCATCCAGTTCGGCAATATCTGGCAATATCTGGCAATTCTCTGTATCCCCATGTCCGTCTTTTAGTGCTTTTTCTGTTTCTTTTATTTCGTCCATAACTTAATAGAATTTATTACCTCTTCCCCATATACTTACCATTCTTGAACAACCCTGTATATTTTGTATAATTTATTATCATTGTCCCTTGACCGTGCGGTTTACCGTTTTTAAGTTCTCCACTATACAACAGTGTACCATTCGGCAAAGTTACTATACCTTTACCATCTGGCTGCCCGTTTTTCCACGTTCCCATATAATTAGAACCGTCATAGTATAGCATGAACCCCTGACCGTTAGTACAGTTACCCATGCATTGATCTGCATGAACCGAATTGAAAAACATGATAATTAGAATAGACATTATTAGTGCTCTCATTTTACAATACTCCTTTTTATATTATATAATTTTAGTTTATTTAGATGTCAATCATTTAATATTTTCATTTTATAAACCTTTAGCCCAGTTTATTTCCAGAACTCCTTTTTCTTTTTTCCTTTTATGAAGGCTTTAAATTTTGATTCTGATTTTATTTTTTTACTATCGGCTATCATCCT